GAGTCCAATATTATTGGAACCGTACAGGAAGTTAATAATGGATCATATGTTGATATCACCGACAACTATGACCTCGATACTGGTCATAGAAAACAGTTCTGTGATTTTTCTAGAATCATAAGAAAGTCTGGTAAACCTGCGGCTTCTAAGAGAATAGTAGTAGTCTACGATCACTATACAGTTCCAAGTGTAGACACAGGAGATGTATTTACAGTAGGATCTTATATTTCTTCACAGTACAAAGAAGGAATCCCCACATCAGAATATTTTGATAGAGAATCTGGTTCCTTTAAGGAAATTAGACTCACAGATACTCTTGACTTTAGACCTAGAGTTACTACTTGGAGTGTAGAAACATCATCTCCTTTTGCATTCGCAAGTAGATCTTTTGATGGATCTGGTAACACTACAACTCTGGTTCCCAAGTCTGGAGAAACATCAATCATTGATTACTCTTATTACCAGGGAAGAATTGATAGAATTGTTCTCGGTAAAGATGGTAACTTCCAAGTTATCAAGGGTGCTCCTAGTGATAGTCCAAAAACACCTCTTAATGTTGAAGAGGCTATGGATATCGCAATCATTGAATATCCTCCCTACCTCTATGATGTAAAAGATGTAAAGATTACTGAGATTGACAATCGTCGCTATACAATGCGCGATATCGGAGATCTTGATGATCGTCTTACTAATCTGGAGATTACAACATCTCTGTCCCTCCTCGAACTTGACACATCCACATTCCAAGTCTTAGACGAGCAAGGGCTCTCAAGATTCAAAACTGGATTCTTTGCCGACGACTTTAAAGATCAAGCATTCATTGATTACAGTATGCCCGATACTAGGGTTACTGTTGATGTTGATCTTAAGCAACTGATCGTAGAAGATACTACTGTCACTATTCCTGTTCAGGTAGCAACTGCTAGCACTGCTGCAGATTCGTTGATTGATTTCAGTGATAACGTTGTTCTTCTTGATTCAAATGTTGTTAAGAGAGGAAACAAGATTCAACTTGCATACAATGAAGAGTCTTGGATTGAACAACCTCTGGCTACCAGAGTTGAAAATGTAAACCCATTTAACTTGATTGAGTGGGTTGGTTCTATTTCCTTAACTCCTGCTATCGATAGTTGGATTACAACAATCTATAGATCTGGAGGATCTAGAAGAGTTCCAAACTGGCATCGTCGCGGTCAAACAGTTGTAGAAAACTCTGTAAGCGATGAAGCAGATCCGTTCATCAGATCTAGAAATATTAAGAACTACACCACTGGATTCAAACCATTTACAAGATACTATCACTTCATGGATGGTGTAAGTGGTTTAGATTGGATTCCTAAACTTATTGAAATTGCACCAGTATCGGGAACTTTCCAAGTTGGAGAAACTGTAGATGGTTTTGATGCCAACGGAGATAAAACAATTAGTTTTAGAGTCGCACAGCAAAACCATAAGGAAGGGCCTTTCAACAATCCTGATAAGAAGTATCAGGTAAGTCCTTATGACAGAACTCTTCTCATGAGTTCTCTTGATTCTTACAATAGTTCTTCTGTTCTTCTCAACGTAGATATTGATGCTCTTGCTGCACAAGCAGGTGGATCCTATTCTGGTTACATTGTTCCCGGTGGAAGACTTGTTGGTAGAACCAGTCAGGCTCAGGCAACGATCAGTAACAGTAGAATTGTTACGGATAACTGGGGAACTGTAATTGGATCCTTCTTCTTTAGAAATCCAAATAGCAGCCCTCCTCCTGCTCTTAGATTCCCAACTGGTACTAAGACATACAAGATGTCGTCCAGTTCTACTAATGCAGAACCTCTTCCCGGAAGCCTCTTAATCAGTTCCGCTGAAACTTCCTATAGAGCAACTGGTATTATTAGAACCATCACACAAACCATCGTATCTTTCTACGATCCTCTTGCACAATCTTTCACTACTGATTCTGACGGTGGATATATCACTTCGGTAGACATCTTTATGGGTAATAAAGATGAGTCTTCTCCACTTCAAGTTCAGTTGAGAACCATGGAACTTGGAACACCAACAAGATCCCTTGTTAGTGATGATGCTCAGGTTACTTTGGAACCCAATCAGATTCAAACTTCGAGAACTGCCGATGTTCCAACAAGAGTAACGTTCCCATCTCCAATTTATGTAGAGCCCAACACAGAATATGCTATCGTACTTCTTGCTCCTTCGAGTGATCAGTATGAAGCATGGGTTGCTAGAATGGGTGAGAAGACCGTTAACACTTCGACTCTGCCCAATGTAGAGGGTGTCATCTATGCTAGACAGTATGGTGCTGGATCTCTGTTTAAGTCTCAAAATGGATCTATCTGGACTGCTTCTCAGTATGAGGACATGGCATTCAGAATCTATAGAGCCAATTTTACTGCTACTAACGGAACCGCATACTTCTATAATCCAGTAATTGATCAGGATTCTAACCTTGTTCAAGGTTTAGAAACTAATTCGGTTACTACACATCCAAGAAAACTCACTGTTGGTATTACAACAATTACCAATACAGCACTCAATCCTATCTTTAGAATTGGTCAAAAGGTAGGAACGACAGGTGTTAGTACTGATATCACTGGATTTATTGAGCAGTTTGGTGGCCCAATTCAAACCCTTGCGGTTAGTGGAGTTGGTACAAATTACATCAATGGATCCTACACAAATGTACCTTTGATCTCCGAATCTGGAAGAGGTACTGGAGCTACTGCATCTATCACAGTTTCTAATGGTCAAGTTAGTGTTGTAACAGTCTCTGCTGCAGCAACTGGCAATGGATATGTTGTTGGAGATACTCTCGGACTTACGACATCTTCTGTCGGTGGAAGAGGTGTAAATGCTAAGGTTACGGTAAGTGCAAAGTATAATACTGACACGATCTACGCGACAAACGTCCAAGGCGAAAGCTTTACGGTCTCTAATAATCTTCTGTGGTATCCCAACTCTGGAGTTGTTGGAGTTGCTGTAACAAGCACTACTATCAGAAGTTCTTCTGTTACAAGTGCAATTAATGAGGGTAACGTAATTGAAGTTAATAGTCCCTCACATGGCAATGTATCTGCATCTAACTATGTTTCTCTGAGAAGCCTCAGACCAGATTCTGATCCCGTAAAACTTCAAAGTGATCTTTCGGTTAGTGCAACTGCAATTTCTGTTGCAAACACAACTCCATTTTCAACGTTTGAAGGTATTGCGACAACTAAGGGTTATGCTAAGGTTGGAGCAGAAATTATCTACTATGATAGCATCGGTTCTGGAACACTTGGTATTGCAACTAGAGGTGTCGATAACACTACCGTTCAAACTCATACAGCAGGTGCTGATGTTTATAAGTATGAACTCAATGGTGTATCTCTGACAAGAATCAATACTGATCTCAAGATGCCAACCACAGCTGGTCTTCAAGAGAACAAGACATTTGACAGGTATTACTTGACAATCGATCGTCCTGCTGGAAGACAAACTGGAGATAAGCAACTTTCATTCAAAGATGAGAAGACTGCTGGTGGAGAAGGCGCATGGGCATCCAGAAACCTTCAATTCAGTTCCTTCACTCCAAGATTCCTTGTAAGCACTCCTGGTCAGAACACAACTGTTAGTGCAACAGTAAGAACAACTTCTGGTACAAGTCAAAGTGGAACAGAAGCATCGTTCGTCGATCAAGGATTTGAGAATATCGTTCTGGATCAACTCAATACATTCGATACTCCAAGAATTGTGGCATCGAGAGTTAACGAGACAACATATCTCGCTGATCTTCCCAAGAACAGATCGTTTACTATTGGAATCAATTTAGAGTCTGGAAACAAATACTATTCGCCTCAGGTAAGAACTGACGTTGCTAATGTAACTCTACAAAGAAATAGAATTGATTCACCTATCAGTGACTATGCAACTGATAACAGAGTCAATGCTTTGAGAGATGACCCTCATGCTAGTGTTTATAACGGGCCAAGAATTCAGTTGGAGAATCCAGCAACTTCTCTGAAAGTTCTCTTCGGTGCTAATAGACCAGACACTAGTGACATTAGAGTTCTTTATAGATTGTTCAGAACAGATTCTGGAGAAGCAGATCCCACATTCGAACTCTTCCCTGGATTCTCCTTTGCTGATACACAAGTTCCGGACGGAACAACTGATGTTAGAACATCTCCCAGTTTCGGCAGTGAATTCATTGAACATGTATTTACGGCCGACAATCTTGATAAGTTTAACGCTTTCCAAATCAAGATCGTGTTCGCTGGAACTAACGAATCCGAACCTCCAACACTGAAAGATTTAAGAGTAATCGCACTTGCTTAATTATGATAAACCCACACAGTTTACTGCTAGAATATCACTACGGTAGTGCTGCAAAAAATCTGGTCTCTGTAGAGGGAAATCCAACTCTCAAAAGAGATCAGAATACAAATGCTATTGTCAATACAAATACACAAGGTTACGAAGAATACATTCGCAACCGAGAAAACAGACAGGCACAACAAAGTGAAATTGATAGCATTAAAGAAGAAATTGCTGAGTTAAAATCACTCCTACTTCAAGTTCTGAATAAATAGTTCAGATCTTGGTATGACGAGTAGTAATGGCTGTTTACGTCGCCAACCTTAATATCAATAAGGGCGCGGACTTTAATGTCACTTATACCATTGAGGACCCAACTACTAATTCTCCGTTAAGTTTAGTTGGGTATGCTGCTTCTGCACAAATGAGGAAGACGTATACAAGCACGGGTGTAACAACCTTTACTACTTCAGTCACGGATGCCGCCAACGGTAAGATTACTATCGCCTTGTCGGATGCCCAGACCTCCTCTTTAAAAGAGGGGAGACATGTTTATGATGTCGTTATTACATCGCCCGCAAACTATCAAACGAGAGTTGTTGAAGGCACGGCTATTGTTCGACCTGGAGTAACCAGATGACAAACTATTCCGTAAGATTGGGTTCGACAAACGCAATCAAAGTAAGATCAACATCACTAATTGCAGGAGACACAAACTCTCTCGCAGGATTATCTGATATTGATATTGTTACTAACGGTCTTGCTGATGGAATGGTTTTGGTGTACAACGCCGCTTCAGGAAAATGGCAATCAACGGCTGAGATAACTGCAGGCGCTTCCCGTAACATGACTATTAACGGAGGGGTCTTCTAAAAATGGCATCAATTATCAAGATTAGACGTACACTAGGAGTTAGTGTACCAGATTTAGCACCAGGCGGCGAAGGTACAGCCCAAGGTGAACTTATTTACGTTTACGACAGTAGTAATGTAGGTTCAGGTAAGACTTACAGAAAACTGTATATTGGTCACCCAGATGGAACAGCAGACGCTCCCATCCCCATCGGTGGTGAATACTATACAGACCTTCTTCCTGCATACACTGCACTGCATGGAACTCTGATTGCGAACAAGGCAATCGTTGTAGATTCCAACAAGAAAATTAATGAACTGAGAGCTGACAACGTTCAGATCGCAGTTAACGGAACCGGTGAGATTGATACCGATAGCGGTAACTTAACACTGGACTCCGCTGGTGGTATTGTTATTATCGACGACCAGGCAACCATTCAAAATGGTATGCGTGTTGAGGGTGGACAAACAGAACTCAACACGATGTTGTATGTTTCTGGAATTTCCACATATAACGGAGAAGCTAAGTTCAATACTGGTATTATTCCAGATACGGACAAAGGCGCATATATTGGAACCTCTGGAAGAGCGTTTAGTCAAGCATTCATCAATGATATTACAATTGGTGTTGCAAACACAACTGTAATTGGTACAAGAGCAGGACAACTGTTCTTGACAGCATATGAGAATCTGGTTGTTGTTGATGATAATCTGACTGTTACTGGTCTAACCAGTTTTGCAAGTGGCGCAACCATGACTGGTGTGGCCACAATTACTGGACAACTGGAAGTTGATGATATCGTTATCAACAGCAATATCATTTCGACAAAATCTAACACTGGTATTCTGTACCTGGATCCTCATCCTGGTGCTTTAAGTGCTGGTGGTATCGTTGTCATTAAAGGTGATTTGCAGATTGACGGATCTACAATCTCTGAGAATGCAACTACAGTTACCGTAAATGATCCTGTAGTTAGACTTGGAGATACAACTTCCGAAAGAACAGTAGAGAGTCAGGTTTCTATTGGTGCAACAACACTGACACTTGATAGTGTTGTAGGTGTTTCTACCAGTGACATTGTAAGTGGATCTGGTATCGCAACAAACTCCACAGTTTATTCGGTTAATACAGCAACTAGAGTTGTTACTCTTAGTGCGCCAACATATCAGACTATCGGTGCTGCATCTACTATTACTTTCTCTCAAGGAAGAGCAGATACAGCTGATAGAGGTATTGAATATGAATACATCTCTGCTGGTCTTGGAACAACTGCAATAACAAGTAAAGGATATTTCGGTGCCGTAACAAAGACAGTTCTGTCCAGCACTGGAACAATTACTACAACTGCAAAGTGGACATATATTCCACAGGCAACTGTAACTGGCAATAGTTTTACTGGTGTAAGAGGTTTCCTCGATATCGCTGGTATTTACTATCAACCAAATGGTGAAAATCCATATGATGGCCCTAACGGTGTTGCATACTTCGATTCAACTGGATTGGTAAGATCTGGTGTTGCTACAGATAGCGGTATTTCGACTTCTAACTACGTTCTTACAACTGGTACAGACGGAATTCCTATTTGGACCGACACAATCGATGCTGGAACTTTCTAGTGGAGTGAAGAATGGCAAAGCCAACATCAAAACAAGAATTAATTGACTATGCTTTAAGGCAACTAGGTGCTCCAGTTTTGGAGATCAACGTTGCCGATGAGCAATTAGATGACATTGTTGATGACGCTATTCAGTTCTTCAACGAAAGACATTACAATGGTATTGAGAGAACATATCTCAAATACATTGTAAGTCAGGATGATATCGATAGAGGAAGAGCAGGTGGGCCTGGAGATGCTGGTATAACAACCAGCACAACCTCAGCAAACATTGCAGGGATTACATCTTCCTTCACTTTCTACGAAAACGGCAACTTCTTGCAAGTTCCCGATGCAGTTCAAAGTGTAGTAAGAGTCTTCAAGTTTGATCAGAGTGTTATTAACTCTGGTATGTTTAGTATCAAATATCAGTTGTTCCTGAATGACTTGTATTATTTCAGTAGTGTCGAACTTTTACACTACACAATGGTTAAGTCATATCTGGGTGATATTGATTTCATTTTGACACCAGACAGACATGTAAGACATAATGTAAGACAAGGTAGATTATATATTGATATGGATTGGTCAGCAGCTGCTGCTGGAACATATATTATTATTGACTGCTACAGAGCCGTAGATCCTCAAGAATTTACCAAAATATATAATGATAGTTGGTTAAAGAGATACGTTGTTTCTCTCATTAAGAGACAGTGGGGTCAGAATTTAATCAAGTTCCAAGGCGTTAAGTTGCCTGGCGGAATTGAACTAAACGGGCGTCAACTTTATGATGATGCTGTGACTGAAATCACCAGACTTATGGATGAATTCCAGTCTACATACGAACTTCCACCTATGGATGATATTGGATAATGGCACTCAACCCATTTTTTCTTCAGGGCACAGCTAACGAGCAATATCTGATACAGGATCTCATTAACGAGCACCTGAAGATTTATGGTGTTGACGTTTATTATTTGCCAAGAAAAGTAAAGAATATCGAAACCGTTTTACGGGAGATTACAACTTCCGAATTTGATGATAATTATCTCATTGAAGCATATGTAAATAACTTTCAAGGATATGGAAAGAATTCTGATGTCCTTACAAAGTTTGGAATAAAATCCACTAATGAACTATCTTTAACACTTTCCAAAGAAAGATTTGATACTTTTATTGGAGAGTTTTTAGAAGCGTTTGATGATGATGAAGTAATTCTAGATCAAAGACCAAGAGAAGGAGATTTGATTTTCTTCCCTCTTGGACAAAGACTTTTTGAAGTTAAGCATGTTGAATTTGAAAATCCTTTTTATCAGTTAGGTAAAAATTACATCTACGAATTATCTTGCGAACTCTTCGAATATGAAGATGAAGTATTTGATACAAGCATCGAAGAAATTCAAGATGCAATGGACGATGTTGGATATATCACACGTCTTGTTCTGACTGGAACAGGAAATACCGCTGGTGCTAGTGCAGCCGCTAGTGAGTTGGTAACAGGACAAATTAGAAAGATTCTTGTCACTAACGATGGTACTGGATATACAGAACCACCAATTATTACAGTTGCATCTCCTCCATCTGGAGGTACTCCTATTGCTGTTGGTATTATTACCAATAAGAATGGAGTATACTCTCTGAAAGAAATTTTACTTAAGAATAGTGGTAGTGGATATCTGGTTCCACCAATTATCACTATCACTGGCGGAGGAACAGGAGCATCTGGTGCGGCCGCGACTGCAGTTCTTACTGACACTGGACTCCAAAACGTCACTATCGGTGTTGGATCTGAAGGATCTGGATATTATGGTCCAGCACCAATTGTAAGTGTTGGTGGTCCAAATACAGCATACGCTGGATTCACTACCGCATCGCTTGTAGCAATTAAGAATCCCTTAACCTCTGGTATCGGATCTATCTATATAAGAGATGCTGGTATAGGATACACAGTTGGATCCGCTGCCACAATCACAATTCAAGATCCTCCGATCATTACTGGCGTGGGAACATTTATAACCGACGAACTAGTTACCGGACAAAGTTCTGGCACAACTGGAAGAGTAAGATCTTGGGATACTGATACCAATGTATTGAGAATCGTCGCCAATAGTGGATCTTTCTACCCAGGAGAAATCGTTATTGGAGCTGCATCAAGCGCAACTTATGCAGTTGTTTCTTATAACACGGATAACGTCGAGTCTTCTGGAACAGGTGCAGACATCTTCCAGAATGATGAGATAGAAGATGCAGCACTTGGAATTGTTGATTTTACTGAGTCAAACCCATTTGGTGAATACTAATGTTAGGACAATACTACTATCATGAGGTCATACGAAAGACAATCATTGCTTTTGGTACGATCTTCAATGACATCCATATCAAACATGATGATGGGTCTGGCGGAACGGCTAGCAATCTCAAGGTAGCAATTGCTTATGGACCTGTTCAAAAATTTCTCGCAAGAATTGAACAGCAACCAAAATTAAACAAGACTGTTGCTTTAACTTTGCCAAGATTGTCATTTGAAATGACTGGTATCACTTATGATCCATCTAGGAAACAATCTATCACTCAAACTTTTAAAGCATCCGATGGTACAAACCTGAAAAAGGTTTACATGCCAGTTCCTTATAATATTGAGTTTGAACTCAATGTTTTGGCAAAGTTAAATGATGATGCTTTACAAATCGTAGAGCAAATCCTACCATATTTTCAACCTTCTTTCAATATTACAATTGATCTGATTAGTTCCATCAATGAGAAAAAAGATGTTCCCATTGTTTTGGAAAGTATTAGTTTTACAGATGACTATGAAGGCAACTTTGAAACAAGAAGAGCCTTAATTTACACTCTTAGATTTACCGCAAAGACTTATCTCTTTGGACCCATTTCCGAGACTACTGATGGTCTCATTCGTAAGGTTCAAGTCGATCAATATTCTGGTACAACAGTATCCAGTGCTAAGAGAGAAATGAGATATACAGTTGAACCAGATCCAATTAGTGCTGGACCAGATGATGATTTTGGTTTTAATGAAACTGTAAGTTTCTTCACAGACTCTAGAAACTATCAACCTGGAACTCAGAATGACGGATAATCATGAAAGATTTTGATTCGATCGATAAAGCCTTAGATATTGATTCTGCAATTGTAGAAACAGAACCAGTTGCAATTTCTAAAAAAGAGGAAAATAAGTTTAAAAACGAGATTCAAAAAGATTATGAATATACTCGTGGACAACTCTATTCTTTGATAGAAAAGGGACAAGAGACTTTGAATGGAATTATGGAGCTTGCTGACGAAACTCAGTCACCAAGAGCATATGAAGTTGCTGGTCAATTGATTAAGAGTGTCGGTGATACTACTGACAAACTAATGCAACTACAACAAAAATTGCGTGATCTTGAAGAGGATCCAAAGTCTAAAAATCCAACGACAATCAACAACACAATGTTTGTTGGTTCTACAGCCGATCTTGCAAAATTCCTAAAACAAAGTAAAGAAAGTTTAGCGGGAGAATAACTATGAAACACCTGAGTTTGATTCTGTCAGTAGCAAGTCTAAGCATTAGTGCTGCGATTGGTGTAGGTGCTTATATGACCTACCAAAAAGCACAAAAGATTTTAGACAACCCAGAAGAGTTTGTTGGTGCTGTTGTAGAAAAACAAGTAGCAAAGGCATTTGAAAAATTACCTATTCCCAAATTGAATACAGGAAGTATTAGACTTCCATTTTAATAATGGAAATCAAGTCAATAGAAATACCACAAATTGAGGTTCCAGTCGTTCGTCGATTGGAACCTCCTGTTTTTGAGCCTCCATCAATAAGAACTCTGCAGAAACCTGTGGTAGAAGTACCATCTGCAAACTTACCTTATTATGAACAACTTGATGTTCCCACAATGGAACAATGGAAACAGA